ATGAGTTTTATGTCCTCTATTCTTACACTTATTGTGTAATCATAATCCTCTTCTTCGTTCATGGATTTCTTGGATCTAATCCTAGATTTTTAAGGTACTCACACCACCAGTCTTGATCTTTTATGTACCTCCAGTTTGGTACAGGTTTTCCTTGTTCAATTATGTAGTATTGATAAAGGGCATCATCTATAGTCTGTGCGATCTCCATATTCTTCTTCCTTTTCGTCAACGTCTCCATATGGATTTTCCACAAAGGGTCCTCGTTTCCGTAAAGGTTCTTTTCTGACATATGTGTTTTCAGAATTAACTGCTGATACCCATACTGAGAGTTTTATTATTAAAAATATTAGAACTAGTGGTGTAAAGCATCCTATTAATACAACAGAGTTCATTTTACTTTATCGTTAAAGGGTTCCCAATGCCTCCACTCATATTTATGTACCAGGTACATTCCTATGACAGGAACAAAGACTAACATCCATGCCATGAAACCACATCCCCATGGGTTGTTTAGTACAGTCCCACAAAACTTAGCAAACTGTAGTATCATTTTCTTCCTTGTCTAACTGACCATGTTGATTCCATACCAATAACTAGTAGTATGACGAATGAGAATACAAAAAGTCCACTCATCATGATTGATATCCGTTATTGAGTCCCCACAAAACAAATGATGTTATTGAAGTTAGTATTGCCATTGCCGTGATATAAATTTTCATTATTCTAAGTGATAGAAAGTGCGAATAAAAATAAACCAATTAAACTGTAGAAGATGATAATGATTAATTGACCGTCACCCATAAGTCTCTAAAATAAAAATCAACTTTTGTTAAACTACCTTCAGGAATATTATTACTTGTGTTGGCCCACTCCTGGCAGAAGGATGATATGGTTGTGGAGTTTAGTACTCCCCTGACTCCATACATTCTGGAGAATGAACTCATCGCAAAGTCGTAACGACTTCTAATGTGCAGTTCCATTCCCGTCGTACTTATCTGATTCATAATAAACGTTGTCCCCTTTGTAAAATCCAAACAATACTGTAGTGATTACAAATGGGATTGATATCCAAAGTAATACGTGAGATAAAGTCATGTTGATTATCAACTACATTATCTATTATAGTGGTATTCTTTAGGAGTGGTAGTTTGTTATGAGATCCTTACTTAAGATTTTCTAGGTATTCTTTCTCAGTCTGATAGGGATGAACCTTACCTGTCTTCAATTCCCATGCATACTGAAGATCCTGGAACAACCATTGGTCTACAGGATAACAGTACTGCCAATTGACAGGTTGCACACAGTTCACAATTACTACTTGAAAGAAAGCAATTCCATAATTAATGAAGGTGTACATTACACTTTAGGTTCTACCGCAGATATTACAATAGGTGCTTGTTCAAGTCTAATAGTTTGAGTAGGTGCAGTTTGTGCAGCTGCAGCAATTAATCTTTCCATATCTTCTTTAGTAACTCCACCACCACCACCTTGTGATTTGAAGGTTCCATCTCCATTCTTCTTAGCAGCCTGAACGCCAAAAGTCGCAAGCACCCCAGTAAAGACACTTGCGATAAAAGTAGGATCTAATTTCTGTTCGGGGATTCCAAGTGCGGGGGGTAACTGTATATAAGCGAGTGTGAGTATTCCGCCACTCCAAACCAAGATGCCAAGCCTAACAAAAGTAGACAGAATAGCAAGCTGTTCTTCCTTGTCATCAGTTGCCTCCTTTATCTTTCCTAGAATACCCTTCTTTTTGGGGTCTTCTTTCTTAGTAACTTCCTCTGACATTTGATGAATGCAGTGTAAAGTTATTTATTAAAAAGAGGTCTTATTGACCACTCACACCTTGATATGCTGGTTGCATCATGCCACCATCTGGGGGTCCACCATCACCATCATCAATATCATCAGTAAAGAGGATAGAGTAAAAGATGAATGACCCTAAAAGAATTGAACCTGTAAGTAACATTAGAAAATTCCTGGAATGATTTGGCCTGTTGTTGCGTATGCACCGATGGCTGCGATGACTCCAATCATTGCTGCCCAACCGTTAATGCGTTCTGCTCTTTCGTTCATTTGTTTTCTCCTGTGTTTTGTTGTAAATAATGACTCTACCATTATCATGTGTGAATACTAATTCATCATCATGATCCCAGCAGAGCTCTTCGTAAAGTGCGTTTAGTCTCTCCATATCCTCATAGAGAGCATTAGGATTTGACATGGTCAGTATAGTTCCTCTTCCTTTTCAGTCTCGACCACACAGTCTGAGGTAGGATACGATACACATAGGAGTGCAAATCCTGCTTCAATTTGATCATCATCCAAGAATGATTGATCACTTTGATCAACTGTTCCACTTATAATCTTACCGGCACAGGATGAACATGCACCTGCTCGACAAGAATATGGGAGGTCGATACCTTGTTCCTCGGCAACGTCTAGGATGTACTGATCACTATCACATTCGATAGTATGTTCAGAACCGTCTGCGGAACGAAGAGTAACATTGAATGTCATTAGTAAGTCTCTGATAATTTTTCTACTGAGTAGGCCAACAAAACAAAGAAGGCCACACTAGTTATAGTAAAGAAAAATTGTGTCATTGTCAAGTACTCCTTTTTACATTCATGTGTTATGGAATCACCACTTATCAGATACCAAAGGCACCGAAGAAGAAGAGACTACCAGTTGTTGCATAAGAGATCAGACCAGCAACGAAACCCAACATAGCAACACGGCCATTCAGTTTCTCGGCTTTCTCTGCATATGTCTCAAGACCATAACGCTCTGCGTCTGTCTCTGAAACATACATTCTTGGTTCAGTGGCATACATGTTTGTACGTCCGCCGTCTTCTGTTGTTACAGTCATGTTACACTCCGTAATGTTTCTTCACATAGTATATAGTAAATCTAAAGACCTGTCAAGTTTTATGGGGGTTACTTAGGAGTGTACTTACATCTCTCAGGATTTTTCTTACACCATCGATACACATATGCATCAGGATCATTACTCATCTCATAGTGAGCATGATTGTGTAGTGTGCCTATTAGTGTCAGTATCCCTAACAAGAAGACTGAAGCCTGTCCTGCAGGATGTGTAACTATGGCTAGTAAATATTTTTTCATTCCACATCAGTAGGGGGATTTGGCCATCCAGGAGGACACATAGGTACGCTGTAAGGTTCACTCATAATAGATTTAACTATTGTTTCATCAATCTCTACAGGGTTTATGGGATCGCTATCTCTCCATATAGATGGCATATCTAAAAGTACTTTACCTGTAGTGTCAGAGGGAGTAATGCTTCTGATACAAAGAGCTGGTGGAGTATAGTCCATAAAAAAAGGGATGCCGTCGCATCCCTAGTATAACATCTAGATGTTTATGTGTCTATATTGAATATCAGAAGCTGTACTTCAGACCCAACTTGGATCCATAACCACGGTCAATGTCACTATCGCCAGAACCGACGAAGGAAACTTCACCATATGCACCAAGTGCATCGGTCAATGCAAGACCAATACCTGCCTTACCGGAAGGAACGGTATCACTTTCAGCACCATCAGGACTGACGATAGTAGCACCACCTTGAACGTAGTAAGTAGCAGACTCACTAATGTCGCCTTCATAGCCAACGTGAAGATCAGTTGCAGTACCGGCGTAATCAGAACCGGTCCAACCAGAATTAGCTTCTACGTTGACATAGGGACCTGCAAGGGCAGCGCCGGCGGACATGGACAAAGCAGCGGCGGCTGCGAATACAGATTTAATCATTTGTTTAAAACCTCGTTTTTTCTCGTGGAGTATACCCACGGATGTAAAGGGAATCGACAACTCCCTGTTAAGTATTACCGTTTGTTACTTTAATTACTGAAAGACAAAAGGTGATATTATTTATAATAGATCAGATATTAATTTCTGTCAACCCTGTTGATGTGTTGGATCGGATACCCGACCCAGATAGGGATCAAATTCCATCAGTTCATCGATGGACATCTGTGCTCCCTTCTGACTCCAGAAATTCATCTGGGCTTGATAGTTTCCTTTGTGGAATGCATCAACATGGTCAGGGTGAATACTTGACCCCAGTTCCGTCTTATACAGCAGGAGTGGGAGGGCGTAGGTGTTACCTGAGTTGTATACTAGGTCATCAGCAACAGGACGTGGTCTGACACCATTGTCTAGTTTGTACTTGTCACCTCTACAATGAAGAC